ATATTTCAAGTGAAGAAGAAAGGTTATTACTTGCAAAGCAATACTATTTACATGCTGAAATTATAAAAACAGTAAACAGTGCAAGTGGATCTGAAGAATTTTCAAACTTTAGATTAGTGGTTACTGAAGGTTACTATAGACCTGCGCCTGCAGAAATACTCGACAAAACGGATGGAATCAATCATCTAAAAACAAAAGGACGTGCAGTTGTATATGAATTAATTGGTGAAGATGGTGAAGTAGATCTTGATAAAACATTTGACTTAGCAGTTTATTGGAAACAAAATATACAATTTGAAAAAATGATTTTAAACTATGATAATTTTAATCCTGATGGATCACTACATGCAGATATTATTTTAATTATGCCGAGAGTGATACCACCTTGGAATGTAACTTATAATAATAAAATTGAAACGAGATATAATAATGCAGTACAAACAACAGGTGAATTACTTGAAATTGGAAGAGAAGAAGAAACAAGTGATGCAGATTTAGGCAATAAACCTATCGATACAAGTAAACCATTTGCAGTGTTTGCAACTGGTAAGACTGGGTTTGGTACAGGATTGACAGGATATTTTTATCCTCTTTATCTTGATAAAGAAAAAGTACCTAAACCTTTTCATATTCATACATTTGAAGAATATGAAGACATTGTTTTTTATATGCCTAATTCATCAAAAAATCATGCAAAGAATACATATAATGCAGAATTATATACTTTATATGGTTCTTCTGGACAAAGCGGAGGAACTTCTGGTGGCAGCGGCGGATATTAACATTTTCGTTATAAATAGAAAAAAATAAGGAATAGTTATGCCAACAAGAGCATTTTCAATTGAAGATGGAAATCTTGAAAAACAGTCAATAACCGTTGCACGCACGCGACAGGATAAAGATATAGACTTATCATTTACTGCAAGATTTGTTGGAATTGACAGTGATGGAAGTAACATAAGAGGTGATATTTTTAAAAAATCAAATGCAGCATCAATAAAACAAGCTGTACGTAATTTACTTCTAACTAATTATACTGAAAAACCTTTTATGCAAAGATTCGGTGGAAACTTATCTGGTTTATTATTTCGATTAAGTACAGAAGTTGATGATATGAATCTTGAATCTGAAATCATAAATGCAATAGAAACTTATGAACCAAGAGCAAAAGTTTTAAATATTAATTCAGTAGTTAGTCCTGATAATAATGACGTCAGAGTAACTGTAACATTTCAAGTATTATCTACATTGCAAACAGATGTAGTAGAAATTAATTTAACAAGGCTGAGATAAAATGGCAACTACAATTCAATCCACAGATTTAGATTTTGATACTATCAAAACACGACTTAAAGATTACTTTAAAAGACAGAGTGAATTTAATGACTATGATTTTGAAGCATCCGGTTTAAGTAATATACTTGACGTACTTTCATACAATACTCATTTTAACGGATTGATTGCTAACTTTGCACTTAACGAAAGTTTTTTAAATACCGCACAATTAAGAAGTTCAATCATATCACATGCAGAAGCATTAGGTTATGTTCCACGTTCTTACACTTCTGCACAAGCAAAATTAAATATTTCAATATCAATAAGCGCAACAAACAGACCTAACTTAGTTACACTACCAAGAAATACACAATTTACTACATCAATAGACAATGTATCATATACATTTCAAACTCGTGAAAATTATACCGCAACTCCAAATGTTGCAGGTGTTTACAACTTTACAGACCAAGATGGTAATACAGAAATACCTGTATATGAAGGAACTGAAAGAGTTAAAACATTTTTTGTAGGTGATACTTCAGATGCTCAAATTTATGTAATACCTGACATAACAATTGATACAACCACAATAAGAGTAAGAGTATTTGACACTGCAACAAGTAGTACATTCGATACTTATACTAATATAAACACTGCATCAAGGATAACTAGTACTTCAACACATTATCAAATTAAAGAAGTACCAAATGGTTATTATGAAATAATATTTGGTGATGGCATAAGTACTGGAAAAGCACCAGTTGCTGGTAATAAGATAATTATTGATTACTTGTCAACTAAAGGGCCAGCAGCTAATGGTGCTGGGGTATTTGCAACAACCGCTCAGGTAGAAAGCCAAAATGTGTCTGCACTTACGAATTCAGCTGCGGCTGGTGGATCTTTTAAAGAAGGTGTTGAATCGATAAGACAAAATGCACCGATATATTTTACATCTCAAAGAAGAATGGTTACTGCAGAAGATTATCGTGGACAAATACTTACTAACTTTAATTCATTTGTAGATGATGTTACTACTTGGGGTGGAGCCGATAATGATCCACCTGTTTACGGAAGAGTTTACGTATCGTTAAAATTTAAAGATACTGTAGATGCTGCTACACAACAAAATGTAAAATCAAGAATTATAAGTGAATTAACATCTAACTTTGCAATAGCAACCATAGATACTATCTATGTTGATCCAGTAGAAACATTTCTTGAATTAGCAACTACTTTTAATTTTAATCCCGACTTAACAAGTAGAACGTCAGGTGCCACACAAGATTTAATTCAACAAAGTATTGATACATTCTTTTCAAATAATTTAAATAGATTTGGTGCAGTTTTCAGAAGATCAAATTTACTTACAATTATTGATGGACTTGATGAAGCAATACTGAATACAAGAATGGCAGTCAAAGTTCAGCAAAGATTAAATCCAGTATTGAATATCGTAAGAACATATAATCTAAATTATCCAGTTGAACTGGCAAGTCCTAGTAGCGTAGAACCTATAATAACTTCAAGTAGATTCACATACAATGGAAAGCAGTGTTCATTAAGAAATAAATCAAGTTCAAATACTATGCAAGTTGTAAATGTAGCCGGTGGAATAGAAGTTGATAATATAGGATCATATAATGCTGCAGCTGGCAGAGTTGATTTAGTAGGTTTCAGGCCAACAGCAATAGTAGGTAGTGCAATAAAAGTTTCTGCTATACCAGCAAATCAAAGCACTATAAGACCATTAAGAGCATCAATACTAAATATTGATAGTGAAATTTCTAAAGCCAATTCAGTTCTTGATTATCAACAAACACAAGTAAGTTTAGGTGGTACAACAACTACTACCACTTCAACTGCAAGTACAAGTTCATCAACAAGTTCAAGTAGTTCAGGTTATTAATGTCTAATATAAAATATCACAGCTTACGTAGACCTTTTAATTTTCTAGATAGAAAAGTCAGAGATGCGTTACCCGAACACTTTGTGCAAGACTATCCAAAGCTTGTAACATTTCTTGAAAAATATTATGATTACTTGGATTCAGATGGTGCAAGTTCATTTGATTATAAACTAAGACCTATATATCAAACTCGTGATACACAGTCAACTCCAGAAAATCTTTTAACTAATTTAATTTCTGAAATTGCTGCAGGAAACACTGGTGATAATTTTATAGATCCTAGTTTTTATGCACAAAGAATTCATGAATTACATAGAACAAAAGGTAGTAGGTTTTCTATTGAAGAATTCTTTAGAGCGTTTTTTCAACAAAATGTTCAAGTTGAATATCCAAAGCGTGACATATTTACATTAGGCCATGATTCTGCAGGACCTTTGAGCAAAATAGGTGCAGAATCAAATAAATTTATTCGTAACAATGAATTATATCAAGTATTTTCAATACTAGTTAAAAGTGCTATATCACAAAGCACTTGGCTTGAATTATATAAAAAGTTTGTACATCCTGCAGGGTTTTATATTGCAGGTTCAGTTGTAACAGATGTTGAAGCTGTAGGAACAATATCTGCACCGCTTGCTGGAACAGATTCTGGAACAGGTCCAACGTTGCTTTCACAAGTTTCACAAACTGTCTTAGCGCCATTTACTCAATTAAGTGCATTATTTGATTCGGATGGTACAACATTTAGGTCAAGACTTGATGAAAAAGTTAACGAGTATCAATCATTAACTGCACAAGAACTTGAAAAATTTTACAGTAACATTGATGAAATTACAACCGTTAAATCATTTACATTTGATGATAGTGATGTAAGAGATAGTGCAGGCGGTTCAACACCTGACTTCTC